AGGGACCGACTAGAGAGAACTCAGAGAATTTGGCGCCTGATTTCATCAAGACAATGGAGGCAGCGTACAAGGGACAAATGCGAGAACGATTCCTTGAAGGAAATTGGGTTGCCTTTGAGGGATTGGTTCATCCACATTTCGATGCGCGCATACATGGAGTATCGCGCAAGCAAGCAGAGGACCATCTCAATGATTGCCTTGCACGTCATGTTAAGATCAGGGCCATTGAAAGCTATGATTTTGGTGTTGTTTCCCCTTCTTGTTACATGTTGGGGTTTGTTGATGATCACGGTCGCGTGGTTATTCTTGATGGTTTCTATAGTGCTGAGTTTGATTACAGTGTGCAGCCTGCTGCTATTCGTGAAATTAGGAATAGGTATATTGGCAAGCTGGAGATTAAGCGGCGCATCATCGCTGATCCGGCGATTTTCAGGAAACAAGTCGTTGCCCAATACAAAGGCGGAACGTCAATTGCTGAATTGATGACCAAATTAGGCATTTTTATGGAGCCTGGAGGCAATGATGTGCTTGCTGGTATTGCGAAAGTGAATTCTTATCTGAGCGAGCATCCAAAAGTGCCGCATCTTGTGACTGGAAAGACCCCAGGACCGCTTTTGTACGTTGTAAATGACCTTGGATGGTTCGAGGATGAGATTGGGAGCTATTATTGGAAGAAAAATCCACTCGGAATATCCATTGATGAACCTGTAGATCATAATGATCATGCAATGAACACAACAAAGTACATGTTGTCGCATCTTCCTGATGCAAGTAAGATCGTTTTGCCTGCTGATGAACGTCCAAAGCCATATTTGTTGTGGCATGAGATGGAAACGAAGGATTATCACAAAGCTCTGCGAGTGTGAGTCATGAGTTTATCCATACCAACGTATAGATCGATGTGGCCAATATACGCAAAGTATTGGGACACTATGCGTTTATCGCAAGTGAATGCTCCGAAGGTGATTGCTGCGTGTAAAAAGATTGTGAGTCGTAAAGATGTTTACAAACTCGCTGAACAAAGTACTCGTGTGCCTTGGCCTATGATTGGCTGTCTGCATATGCGGGAATCGTCTGCAAATTTCTCGACACAACTTGCTCAAGGCGATCCATTGAATAGGGTTAGTACTCATGTGCCGAGGGGACGTGGACCGTTTATGACTTGGGAGGCTGGTGCATATGATGCATTGGTTGTATTGAAGGGATATCATCGAATTATCGATTGGCGTCTTGAGAAGATGTTGTATTATTGTGAAAGCTATAATGGATGGGGCTATTGGCGCTATCACAACATGATGCCGAGTCCTTATGTATGGGGGGCTTCGAGTATCCAGAGGCCGGGCAAGTATATAGCTGATGGTCAATGGAGTTCTACTGCGTGGGATACGCAGATCGGCTGTGCGATCATGCTTCGTGTGATTGCGCAGATGGAAAAGTTAACACTAACGAGAGAGACGTAACATGACTCCTAATATCGAACAGACTAAGTCGATCGTCAGGTGGTTGGGTGGAACCTTCGGTGGTGCTCTCATAGGTTGGGGAACTGCGAAAGGTTGGGATATTAGTGGACTCATGTCGATGTTCAATACGGAGGCACTCGTAGGCGGTGTCGCCACAGGGATCATGATCATTTGGAGCATGGTTTCCAAGACCAAAGTCGGTCTTATTGCTGCTGCAACTACCGTGCCAGAAGTTAAGAAGATCGAAATCGCTCCTGTGTCGTCGGGGATGGTAGCCATGCAGACCGCCAGTGAGATTGTGAAGGGCACATCTGACATTGTTGTAGCGGCACCGAGGTAAGTCATGGTTAGCTGGATTTCGCTTCTGCTCGGGCTGTTGAAGCTTGTGAACTGGATGCTTGAGCAGAAGCAAGTCCGGGATGCGATGACTGCTGGACAAGACGCTGAAATAGCGCGGCAGCTTCAAGAAGTTATGAGAAAGACGGAGAAGGGTCGTGAGATTATGGAAAAGGTTGAGCGTCTTACTGATACTGAGCTTGATGACAAGCTGCGCGGCCTTGAACCCCCCTGAGATAAAGGTGAGTGACTCTTTTTGCTCAGTGTATCAGCAGGTTGTTAGGGCAAAGGGAGAGGGTGACGTGCAAGCGCCTAAAGAAGCAAAGCAGCGTATACTTGCGAACGAACTGACGTATCGCTGTCTTTGCAAGGGAGAGCAGAACTTCTGCTGACGAAGATGCGATCACTTTGGATCATAATCGCGCTTTGTGTGAGTCACACAGCCGATGCAGCGCCACGAAAGGCACCGAAAAGTCCTCCAATATCCTGTGAGTATGTACGTATGGGTGTAGGTGCGCCGTGTTTTATAATAAGAGCGTACTCGTACATATATGAGGCATACACCCCTGATCAGAAGCGTCAGGCGAGAAGGTGCCTCACCCCAACAGAGAGGGCAGTCATCCAAGCTTGCTTCCAAGGACTATAAGCTATGCTCGCAGGAATGGGACTGAGCGCAGACGTAATTACTGCCTACGCTACACTTTTGGCGGCCTTCGGCAGTATGGTCGTAGCTGTCGTAGGAGCGATTATATCGATGAGGGCGAGTAGCAGAGTTCATGCTTTGGCACCTACAGTGATCGCGACAGAAGCAAAACTGGAGAGTATCGAAAAGAAGCAGGACGTTCAACACGTTGCTACGAACAGTAGGTTGGATGAGTTGTTGAGAGTTACTGGTGAAAAAGAACGTGCTGCTGGTCGTCAGGAAGTGATTGACGAGCATAAGGCGGTATCGGACGCGAAGTCCAAAGATGCTTGAGACGTGGCTTTTGTACATTGTTGTGAGCGGAAAGGTTCTGCTTGGTGGCGAGTATCAGACCGAGGAACTTTGCACGCGTTTTGCGTTGATGCAGATGGAACATTGGAAGAAACGTTCTAAGAATGTAAGTTGGAGATGTGAGAAAGGGCGGCAGGATGGCAAACGATGACACCGACGTTTTTGAGGTTCCAGAGGTTGGCGACGAGCCGAAGATACAAAAGAAACCGCAACCGCTGTACCAGATTTTTGAGGGCAGTAGGATTGCGGTCAGTCGGTCTGTGGGCAAAATGTGGCAGAAGAAGTTCGAGGCTGCAACGAAAGCCTATGAGGAAGTGCGTAAGGTTCATGAGGACGTTTTCAGATACTACAATAACAATCAGGCGAAAGACTTAACATCGCCGCGCGGCATGTTCAAGCGTGGTGACGGTACTGAGAACGTCATTTTTAGTAATATGAATGTGATGTTGCCTGCGGTCTACGGTAAAGACCCAAACATTACGTGTTCGACTTCGGATGAGCAGGATCAGCCACTTTGCGATGCCATGCAGGCATTGCTTAATGCTATTTTCAGAAGGAAGTCGGCTCCCGGTATTAACGCCAAGCCGAAGATCAAGCGTGCTGCCGGATTAGGTTTGCTCACGAATAATGGCGTGTTGAAGTTGGACTACACGCAGAAGGATGATTCGCGCGAGGTAGCATTGCGTGAGATGACTCAGATTTCTACTGAACTTGAAAAGACTAAAGATTTGGCTGGTGTTGAGCGTTTGTATGGTCGTCTTGAGGCGCTCGAACAGAATATGGAAGTGCTGCAAGCTAGTGGTCCGCAACTGAATGTGGTCCTTCCGCATTGCCTGACGATCGATCCATACGCTGAGAGCTCCGATGGTATGGATGCGCAGTGGATGGGCGAGGAAGTTTACATCAGTACAGCGTCGCTGATGGCGCGTTACACAAAAGAGAATCCGGAGGACGAGGGCGATGATGAGACTCGGGTACTTGTCTACAAGCCGACGCACAAGGCGAAGTTCGCTGAGGGAGGTAGTCGCGATAATAATCTTGGCTTTGTTTTGGAGGCAGCGGAGCCGTCGGTTACGGAGGTTGTGAGTCATACAGACGAACAGCGACGGGCGTATCTGAACCTGTATTATACGCAGTGCTACTACATATGGGACATATCGCTGCGGCGTGTAATGCTGTTTCACAAGGATGATTGGACTTGGCCGCTTTGGGTGTGGGATGATCCGCTTGGATTGAGTCGGTTCTATCCGTACTTCATGATCAATTTTGCATTCAGTACAGGCGGTACGATTTCTGTTGGTGAGACTGCGTACTATCTCGATCAGCAGGATAACATCAACGACATTAATCGCCAGATGAACCGGATTAGGCGGTCTGTATTCGACTTCTTCTTTTACAACTCGGATAAAGTGGATGAGACGGAGGTCGAACAGTTCCTAAAGACGCTGCGTGGTGATGGGACGTGGAACAGAAAGATACTTGGTGTCCGCGCCGGAGAACAGAAAATCTCTGATATGATTCAGGCGTTTGCTCCACCACAGATTGAATACGAGCAATTGTTTAATAAACAGACAGAATTGGAAGCCATTAATCGCTTGACGAATACCAGCGATGCGCTTCGCGGTGTTCAGTTCAAGACGAATACGAATACAACTGCGGTCAATACGTATCAGGAAGCGATGCGATTGAGCGTCGGTGCTAAGGTCGATGTGGTCGAGGATGCT